ACTTAAAAAAGGGAAACTTTTTAAAGGCACAAGTTGAAGATGGGTCATATCAATATTTTGAGATTTACAATATTAAAAAAAATCTGCAATCAGTTTCAGTGACGGCGAGACACATTGGTTTTATGGCAAATAAGAATTTCATTATTGATTCATTCACTGCTAATGGAAATGGCACGCAAATCATGAACAATTTAAAGGCTGCATTAACGTTTAAGCAACGGTTTAATTATTTGTCGAATGTCGGTACTACACATCAGTTTACGGCGAAACAAGTTGCCCCAATCGATGCAATCATTGGTTCTAACAATGGTAATCAAAATTTAACAGGTGTTACTGGTGGGGAATTAGAGATGGATAACTTTAATTTGAAACTAGTTAAACAAATTGGATCGGATAATGGTTTTAGAATTGATTTTGGTGTTAATTTGGAAGCTATAGATGAGGACTACGACGATGAATCAATTATAAACAGTCTCTTTCTTATCGGTGGCGTGCCAGACAATGATTATGACCAAGACAAAGAACCAATCACGTATGGCTTTTTAGAAATTGCTGGTGTAAATGATAGTAATCGAAGAATTGGAAAACGTGAAAATTCGGAATGTAAAACAGTTGAGGAGCTTAAAGAATGGGGTCAGTCATTGTTTGACAAAGACCGTATTCATGAACCAAAAGTAACGCACACCATTAGCATGGTAGCATTAGAACACACATTGGAGTATGAAGATATTTACGAAGAGCTTTCTTCTTTGCATTTTGGTGATGTAGCGCATGTCAGAGCAAAAGAAGTTGGTATTGAAGTAACAGAACGTATGGTTGAATATACTTGGTTCCCAACTTTAGGCAAATTCAAAGATATTGTTTTGGGAAATGATTTATCACTCTACACCTCAACTGCAAATAATCAAACCCAAGAATTGAAACGGAAAATCGACAATAGAACGGAAACACTAGTACAAAATGTTTTAAACGCAACGGCATGGATCACTGGTAATAGTGGCGGACATGTCGTTTTTCGTCCAGAAAAAGCGCCGTCAGAAATTCTTATCATGGATACAAATAAAATAGCAACAGCGAAGCGTGTTTGGCGTTGGAACTTAAACGGTTTAGGATATTCCGATAACGGCGTTAATGGTCCGTTCGGGCTTGCTATGACTTCTAAGGGAGAAATCGTTGCTGATTTTATTAAAGTGGGCATTATTAACGCGAATGTTTTACAAACAAGTTTCAATAAAGCAACAGGCGATGTGTTAAAACTAGTGTCTGGTGCTTTGCAAATTTGGAACGAAAAGACAAAAATCATGGAATTGACCAAAAAAGGGATGGAGTTTTGGAATGGTAATAGTCACGTTGGCACGATGGGAACAAAGGGAAATCCTTTTCCAGGGTTAGCAGATAAACATGGAAATCCTGTAGTTTCTGATGGGAATTCATTACTATTAGTCGCAGATAATCCCCAAAAAATTATTGGTTTGTCTAACCAATCAGGCACAGGACATTTAATTACTGGTCCTACACAGTTTTTTGTTGGTAATAACTTTAACTTCTTTGGTCCAGAAGGAAGTAAAGCAATTCTGACAGTTGATAGACTGATTGTCGGCGGAAAGGAAGTCATCCCTGGCGATGGATCAGGTGGTAACGATGGTGACGTTCCACCAGAACTAACAACCGAAAAAGAGAAAAATGCTTGGGCGGTTTGGCAGTTCTTGAAATCTAAAGGATACAGTGAACAAGCAGCCGCTGGAATATTAGGTAATATGGAGCAAGAATCTGGAATTATGCCCGACATTGACGAAGGCGGCGGAGGTCCTGGATACGGGTTAGTTCAATGGACATCGCCAATTGCTGGCGAAAGCGGCCGTGCTTATGTGCAACGTTTGCTAGGTCAAGCTGGAATCAGTGGAGACTATCGAAATATTACCACACAGTTGAAGTTGCTTGATTGGCATATGCATAATGGCCAATACATTCCATCGGCAGCTTATCCATATTCTGTTGCACAATTTAAAGCATTAACAGATATAGGTACCGCTACTATGGCATTCGAGGCAAACTTTGAACGCCCAGCGGTCACACATCCAGAACGAATTCCGATGGCCCAATATTGGTATGAGTTGCTACACAATTTAAAACCAGGGACTAACAAGTGGGTTAATCCTGTACGTTCTAGCTACACTATCACTCAAGAATGGGATGAGATTGGCTGGGGAACAAATGTGATTCATGGTGGTATTGATATTGCATCGATGCCTGCTGGAAGTATGCCACCTGTTTATGTGGCACGTAGCGGCACAGTTGAAACTGTTACTTATGACGGAACAGGGGGGAATTATGTAGTAATTAATCACGATGATGGCTACTGGAGCTATTACGGTCACTTGGATTCTGTCGATTTGTCAGTAGGCGACAAAGTAACAACTAATTCACGTGTGGGAATCATGGGAGCAACTGGATTAGCTTCTGGCGTTCATCTTCACTTTGAAGTATGGAAAGGCGCTCAGTGGCAGCGAATAAATCCGCGTGATGTTATTAATTTTTAGAAAGGAGCAAATAAATGGTTAAATGGCAAGCGACACTAAGCACTACGGAGCCATACAATTACATTGGTATTCAAAATGTACGGCAAGGGAACCGAAATACCGAAGTTTTAGAAGCTATATTAGTTGAAAATGCTTTGCCACTTGATTTAACAGGTTGCGAAGTATTTTTTGAATCAGTTATTGATAAAAAGTATCCGATTCAACGAGCAACAAAAATTGTGAATGCCAAAAAAGGGATTATTCAGTATACCTTTGATGAATATTCTATGCAGTCATTGCACAGACAGGAAGCATATTTCAGTATTCATAAAGGCGACAATCTAATTGGCTCAACGCAGAACTTTTCTTACTTTGTTGTGAACGCTGCTTCTAAAACAGAAGGTGAAATGGGTTCTTATTGGCAGTCAATCGAGGATCTGATAGCTGATATGACCGCTTTTATCAATGAAAACAAAGGCGATTTTACAGCTTGGATGAATGCTAGAAAAGAAGAGTTTGAAAAGTGGCGCAAAAATCAACAAGATACATTTGAAGCGTGGCGAAACGGTCAAGAATCAGATTATCTAAAATGGTTCGAATCAATCAAAGATATTTTAAAAACTGTTGATCCAGGCGGAACAATGCTAGCCGAACTAATGGATGCACGTGTAGATATACAAGGAGTGCGCCACAATTCACTTTCAGAGCGTTTATTGGCTGATATGGATTATTTGTATCATCGGTTAGAGGAACGACTATACACCATCAAATACGGTAATATAAACACGCTAGAAATTTTAGAGGATAATTCATTTTCTAAGAATCATGAAGTTGAAGTGGTAGGAACAGTCAATTACCCAATTGAAGAAGGGGCACTAATTATAGCGACAGTTGATGATCCGAAACAAATTGTTTTTACGATTGAAGGTGTAGACAATGGTTGATGCTAAAAGAATGATGGAAACTGATGAAAATGGTATTAAACGTCAGTTTTTTCCTATGACACACGTATCGGCAATCCTTGGATTAACAGAGATAATGGCTGGGAATTCAAAAGTATCTTCAGTAAATGGACATACAGGCGCAGTAATTATTACGCGTGCAGACTTAGATTTACCTATCGATGGGATTATGATTTCGAAACAGGAGTATGACAAAATTTTAAAAATCATAGCTGATTATGAAGCTGGAAAACTAGGTGGTTCTGGTGTTGAGTTTGAAAAAGTAAAAGGAGATGAAGAAATAAATGCCTGATTTATATGTAGTGAAAAAAGACGGCGTAGCTATTGATGTACAAACTAGTACAGCTGGCGTTGTTGGATTAAATGAATTTGTTGATGGAAAAATTAGTGGTGCTGAGGCAGGCACTGTCTCGTCTGTAAATGGTCATACAGGTGAAGTTATTTTAACTGCTTCTGATGTAAAAGCGTTGCCTGATACGACTATCATTCCAACACTTCCCGGCAATGCTACTGCTGAAAAAGCTGGTTTAATGTCAAAAACGGATAAAGCAAAACTGGACGCATTACCAGTTTTTACATTTGAAAAGGTAGGTGAAGCATAATGGCAGAT